TCCCAATACCTACAATGATTTTAATGAATCGTCGCCTGGTATGATGTTTATGGAAATGGCATCATATGTCGGCGATGTATTGTCATTTTACACTGATACTTCTTATAGAGAGTCATTACTTAATAGCGCTAAAGAAGATGCTAATGTATTGCAGTTATCCCAAATGTTGGGATATAAGCCAAAATTAAATTCACCCGCGTTAGTCGATTTAGATGTGTATCAACTTGTGCCGGCACTTGGTTCTGGAGCATCTGCACGTCCAGATGAAAGATATACGTTATCAATCCAACCTGGAATGACAGTGACCGGTAATGATAATGTCACATTTCGTACATTATCGACCGTAGACTTTTCATCATCAAGTTCTATAGATCCATTAGATATTTCTGTATATGAGATTGATAGTAATGGTAATGTACAATACTACTTATACAAAAAATCCGTTCCGGCAATATCTGGCGAGGTTAAGACGGCTACATTTACATTCGGTGATCCTAAAATATATGATAAAATTGCATTAACAGATACTAATGTATTAGATATAATCAGTGTTACTAGCGACGAAGGCTCGACATGGCATCAAGTCGATTATTTAGCGCAAGACACTATATTCGAAGATATCGAGAACATTCCATTTAATGATTCAACCCTATCTTCATTTAGAAGTGCTGTGCCGTATATTTTAAAATTACGACGTACACCTAGAAGGTTTGTAACTAGACTTAGAGAAGACTTACGTACCGAAATACAATTTGGTGCTGGTATAAGTTCCGATGCTGATGAAGAATTAATTCCTAATCCTAAGAACATTGGTAGCGGCTTAGAGTATTTAAATCGAACTACAAACAATAACATAGATCCATCGAACTTTTTATATACTAGTACATATGGATTGGCTCCAAATAATGAGACACTAACTGTTACATATTCGGTAGGTGGCGGCACAAAAGAGAATGTAAGTGTTAATTCATTGACAACAATTTTATCTGTACCATATAATACTGCAACAGAAATTTACGGCGTTGATTTGACTGATACAAAAGCATCTCTGGCTGTAAACAATCCTGTACCGGCACGTGGCGGAAAAGCTAAAGATGATATCGAAAATATACGTCAATCTGCCATAGCAGCATTTGCTGCTCAAAATAGAGCTATTACACGTGAAGATTATATTTCTAGATGTTATGCAATGCCTTCAAAATACGGATCAATTGCAAAGGCATATATTGTCAGTGATACCCAAATTAATACATCAGATAATGAATATCCACGCGAGACTATATCTAATCCATTAGCTCTAAATTTATATACGTTAGGTTATGACGTCGCCGGTAACTTTACACCGCTTAATACTGCAGTAAAACAAAATTTACGTACATACTTATCTAATTATAGAATGTTAACGGATGCAATTAATATTAAAACTGCATATGTGATTAATATTGGCGTAGAGTTTGAAATTATACCTAGGCCTAATGCCAATAGTAATGAAGTGTTAATACGTTGTATAAATAGGCTTAAGACGTTGTTAAATAATGAACGTATGCAGATTAACGGTAGTTTAAACATATCTAATTTAATGACGGAACTTGATAAAATTGATGGTGTTCAAAGTGTACCTAAATTAGATATAATAAATTTATATGATGCTAATAAAGGTTATAACAATAATGTATATAGCATTAATGGTGCTACTAAAAATGGTATTGTATATCCGAGTTTAGATCCTTGCATTTTTGAAGTTAAGTATCCCGATTCTGATATTAAAGGAAGAATAGTAAAGGCATAATATGTATAAACTTTATTACATAGAACGTGATACGACTATATATGAAAAATATCCAGAACGTAATACTGGATTAGATTCTATACTTGAATTAACAAAGATTGCATGTGGTTCTCGCGATGATATGGGCAATGTGTTAAGTAACACATATAATTCACGTGTATTGTTAGATTTAGGAAATAATGTAACGACGTTACGTACCGATATTAACAATGGTACTATACCTGCATTTGCATCTCATCCATTATCGTCATCTGCATATTTAACATTACGATTGGCTAATGCAAATTCTGTACCGGCAAATTTTTCGATTGAAGCATATCCAATTTCGGAATCTTGGACAATGGGCACTGGTACATTTGATTCTGACCCAGAATCACGTGTAGGTGTATCATGGTACTATCGTAATGGGACTGATGTCAGCTTACCATCTGCTTGGAATACTGGGTCTGCTCAATCAGCCGGCCAAGAAAGTGTTACTAATTTAAATGGCGGCGGCACATGGCTAACTAGTTCTGCAGATAATAGCATAAGTTATCGAGCTAGTCAATCATTTAGTAATGCGGAAACTATAGATGTCCGTTTAAATATCACTCCGATAATGAATGCATGGATATCTAATGATATTTTAAATCATGGTTTAATTATCAAATGGCCAACGGCTGTTGAAATATCTGGCGACTTAGCTGGTAGCTTAAAATTCTTTGGTCGAGAATCAAATACGATCTACGTACCTAGACTTGAAGTAGCTTATGACAATTCTATCTTATCTGGAACGGGTTCGTTTACTGAAATAAACAGCGATATATATGTTCCGTACTTTACAAATTTGCGATCTGCATATCATGAATCTGAGAAAGCTAAGCTACGTATTCAGACGCGACCAGAATTCCCGACACGTGCATATCAAACGTCTTCAGTATATTTAGATAACTATAGATTACCGACATCATCGTATTGGAGTGTTTTAGATTCTGTTACTGACGAAACTATCATTCCGTTTGATACGGGTTCTACGCGCATATCATGTGATTCGTCCGGTAACTATATTAATATAGATTTTAATTCGTTCTTAACGGAACGGTATTATAAGTTAGTACTACGTATTGAGCGCGAAGGTGGTGAAGATGTACAAATTCATGATAACAAATATTACTTTAGAGTAGATAGATAATGGCAACAAACCGATTTACAGCAGCTAATAAACCAGAACATACATCCCCTACTCTAGATAGCCTTTTACTTGAGATAATGCGTGATGAGTTTCCTGATGACCCCAATTTTAAAGCCGGTATTCTGACTGAAGAACTTGACCCTAATCAAGAACTTATCGATCAAGTTACATTACCTGAATTCGAACCTACTTCACGTAACTCGAGACAAGTATTACAAGTATCGCCATCTGTTGTACAACATACGAATTATCAACTTACAAAATCAATTCCGACTATTGACGAAGACATATTAGATGATTTGTTGGACGAAGAATGGAATTTCTTTTTAGATGAAGAAGTACAATATGAACCGGGCGTATCTGGATTATTTCTAATCCATCCAGACCAAATTAAAGAACCAGTAGATTATCATGATGCATATATTCAAGCTGGGCCACAAAACCTTGGTTCATTTGATTCTGTGAATGATATTTTCTGCGTATATTTTATTCGTGATAATGTTGCATATCCTATACCTAATTACAAAACGTTAGAGGTCATGTTAGTAGAGCGTAGATTGACGTACCGCGATATAACAATAGCTGATAATACTCAACTACAGCAGTTCGATTTATCTATGGATGGTAAAACTACTATTATAGATGAAGTAGTATCGCCGGAAGCGGAATTTGCAGCCCGTAGTTTATTTGATAGAAGTGCAGAATGGAATTTCCGTATTAGATATGAAAGTGGATATAGACCATTATCGCCGTTCACGCGTGACCCAGGTGAATATATCGATCCTGTATCAAAAGGGTATTTTAATGCAGTTTATAGTAAGCAGACGTATCAGGAATCGTTAAGAGCTAGATTTGAAGGTAAAATGGTGATTTTATCATGGCCGCCGGCATCATTGACGGACGAAGAATTTAATTCAGAAGTTATACAAAACGACAATAACCAATTAAACGATTTAGTCAACGGCGTACGTATTATGACGAACGGTTATTGGAAACAGGTTACGGATGGCGAAGTATTTCGGTCATATGCATATGTAAATGATTTAGATGTGAGCGGGTATCAAGACCCTAACGGCAGATATGGCCGCGCCGGATATATTAACTTGTTAATACAAAATGGTGGCATAACTGTATTGTCGGGTGAAGATGTTGTAGATGCTAGAGAAGGCTTAGATCCAGTATGGAATGAATTTGCACATATCATTGAAGCAGACCGAATGGATATAGATGAGTTTAAAACTTATATTGATACGTACAGCAACAATCCATTTGATATTGAATATTTACTGCCATATGAACCACGTGGCAGTGTTAAATACTATGACCAAGATACATTAAATATTTTACGTGAGCAGTCCATAGAACAAAGTTTAATAAATAATTTAGTTGATACGATTAATATTAGATATGAGGAAATTGCAAGTATCGTAGCTAATGCAACCGTTATGCTAAACAGTACACAAAACTCTGCAATAACTGTTCTAGATCAGATTGAAAATGATATAACTCGAATAGGCGATGCAAGTGATAGATGGCAATTTATCAAGTTTAAAAATAACGGCAACATACAAGTTAAAGGTACTGAACACTCTTTATTTAGATTAGTTGAAACAACGCAACGTATAACTTCTAACTTAACAACATCGCAAGAAGATGAGATTGCAGGCGAATGGTCACGTGTTGTTAATGCAGACTCAGTTACGTTAAGTGAAGTAGGTTCGAATTCAGGTAATGTAAAAAACGCTCAGACGTTTGAACTTCCTAGAGACGGCATTGGACGTGATAAACCATCAATGAAGAGTAGTAGTTATATACGTGCTAGTATATTAAATGCATTTTATTATAAATGGGATATTGCCGGCGACAGTGTTAACACTGGAACACGCGCGAACGTGCGCGAATTGGCAGAAGATATCGATAACACTCGGTCAGCAACTGCGAATGAATTTCAATTATTAAGTAGCCAATTTGATGATATTACAAATGCAATTGCTACTAGTGATACAGTAGAACAATTCCAAGAAATTTTAAATACATTAAATGCAATAGATAATGCATACATAGAATTTAATAATTCAGTAGACGATGTCAATGATTTTATTTTTACTTTAAATTCAAATACTAAAGCATATATTAATAACGTATATGAATCTATACAACTTCTTCGTAAAAGAATATATAATAACGTCGGTAATAGTAACAAGTTTGCTATTAAATGGCCAGCAACGGTGATTGCAATAATAGAAAAATACTCACCCGGTAAAACGTATACAAATTACCAGAAGTCTTAAGGATAACAATGAGTTTAGATAGATTTACTAACCGAGATGAGATTTTACAAAAGGATGGTATAACTGCTGGCATTACATGGAAGCAATCTGATATTGATATATTACAATTATCTACTCAAAATGTTACATTGACTGATACATCTGTTGTTGAATTACATGCATATGTACGTGATATAGGCGATTATATCGTTGGTGGTTCGATTCAAGATTTTGTATTTGAAAACGATACTATTTGGATCGACCATGCTACAGCAATGTCCAAATTTGGAATTGAACGGGGTGAGTTTGAAGTTACTGTCAATATACATAAACCTATTCTAGGTAATGAATCAAATCCTTTAGTTTTTATTAAAGAGATTTCGCCGGATAGACGTGAATTACATCTTAAACTAATTCCTACGGACGATGATTCGCTTGATGGCGTTATAGATGAGTACTTAGATGAATACGGTGCAGTTGAAGCATTTTCATTGGCACTAAATTTCGGTCAGAATAATATCTTTAAAATCATCAATCAACGTGATTGGAGAGAACCTAATGATATAGTCGTTAGACTATATACACCGCTGCCAGTTAATATAAATCAAAATGATACGGCATGGATTGTTGAAGAAATGATCGATCCGTTCATTGATAACATTTCAATCTTTAAAGAAGGTCCGACAATAACACCGGTTCAACTCCGTGGTGCAAATTTTGAAATTGATCCAGGTTATACGACAATTACGGAAACAGATTTCCAGTCATGGAATTCATTGTTAGGGTCTAATACATCAACATCTCAACAACTTATTGATAAATACTTTTCTGGGTCGTTAGCTGGTATTAATGTCGGTGTTGATTATTCTGCATTTGATAATTTTATATTTTATTCATCAGCGACTGAGCGCTTAAATAATTTTAAGTATAAACTAGAACTAATAGAATATTACAGCGGTAGTATTTCTACGTTACAAGCAGCGTCAGGTTCAGATTCTGGTTCATTATCTGGTAATATTGCAACAAACCAAACTAGATTAGATTCTGTTATAGGAGGATTTGATGCATGGGAACGTTGGCTTTATTATGAACCTACTGCTAGTTTAACTACACATGGCGTATCTGGTTCAGTTCTTGGGGCACAAGGATATACAGTAACACCATGGCCAAAATATTTATCGAATGGGTCGTATGTTAATCATAAAGTAGATTCGGCAATCGGCCAAGCTTGGTACACGTCATTATACGATAACGCTGTTATCTATGATAGAGAAAGTGAAACTGCATTAGTTAAAACAATACCAGAACATATACGTAATGATGAAAATAACAGCGAATATGAATTATTCGTTAATATGATTGGTCATCATTTTGATATTATATATTCGTACGTAGATGCTCTTACAAAAACATACAAACCTGAAGAACATCCTAAATTAGGTGTCGGCAAAGAAACGTTATATGATGTTGCTGAGTCGTTAGGATGGAAGCTAGCTAACGGTAAACAAGCATCGTCTCTCTGGCAATATACATTAGGCGTTAATACATCAGGCTCATATGCCAGTACTGGTTCTTTATTTTCTAAAACTGATGAAGAAATAACAACAGAAGTATGGCGTAGAATAGTAAATAATTTACCTTATTTACTTAAAACTAAAGGTACAGAACGCTCGATTAAAGCATTGATGAATACATATGGTATTCCTCAGACTTTACTTTCCATTAGAGAATATGGCGGTCCTACTGTAGGTGATGAAGCTCCTACTTTGATTGAAGATAGGTTTTCATATGCAGTAGAATTTGATGGCAATTCTAGGATTTCATATAACATGGATGATCTAGACAGAACTTTATTCAATCATTTCGAATCTACGCCATTTGCAGATATTCCGCCTCGTGCGCGTGAATTACGATTTAAGCCTACAAATAAATCTGATATGCAGCTTTTAACAGTAATTGCCGATATCGGAGCTGGTCAGTATGCCGGATCATCAATAATATTACAATACACGGGCTCATATTCTGGAAGTACAGATTATGGAAGAATTGTTTATTCACATCTAGATCAAATATCAGGTGTAGTTGCAATGACTGGTTCTACTGAATGGCTTCCATTATATAATAACGAATTTTGGAATTTGCATTGGTATTTTACTCCCG